CGGAAATCCTGAAGAACCAGCGTGCATACCGCATCGAGAATGCCGGTTCCCACCAGGATGGGACGCCTCTCGTTGCGGTCTACGCCGACGCCGCCGCGGGCCAGTCCGACGACCAGCACAACGCCTCAAACCAAGACACCGAAGCGGCCTCGGTCCCTGCTGGGACGATGTCGCGGCGACCTGAGTAGAAGCGAAAGGAGGAGATCATGTTCATGGAAATCACACCCTTCATCACGGTCCGCGCCAGCCGACCGCTTTCCGAGATCGAGTTCTGCGCCTGGGTGGCGCAGGCCGTTCCCGGCGACCGGCTGGAATACCATCGCGGCTTTCTGGTGCTCGACATCTTCCCTGTGTTTTCAAAGCTGTCGGATGCGGCGCGCGCCGCGTTGCGCGGTCTTGGATCGCGGGCCTTCTGGGCCGCCGAACTGGGCCTCGTGCATCTCGTCCAGGAGCGCGTGGGGCCTGACCAGTTCGCCTACATCGCCGTCGCCCGACCCAAGCCGAAGGCCGCTGCCGTCTCGCTGTCCGAGCTGCTGCTCGCCGAACAGGGGCAGCCCTGCGACGCCACCGGTTCGAGTGGCAGGGCTGCCGCGTGATGCCCGCTTTCCAATCCTTTTTCACCGATCACGGAACTACCTTCATGCCATTCCCCGAGAACACCCCAACGCCGGACGATCTGCCGTCCCTCAGCGCAGCCGAAATCGCGGCCCTGCCGGTCGAATTGCTGGCGATCCTGCAGCGCGAGATCGATGAGCGTCTGAAACGCGACAAGGCCGCCAAGACCCGCTTCGATGCCGGACTGGCCGTTCGCTATGCCACCCGGGCCGCCGAAGAACGGCAAGTGTCGGGCAAGGACACCGGCACCGTCCGCTTCGACGATGGCGATTTCACCGTGGTCGCCGATCTGCCGAAGCGCGTGGATTGGGATCAGGATCGGCTGGGCGATATGGTTGGGCGGATCCGTGATGCCGGGGACGATCCCGCCGAATATGTCGATCTCGCCTACAAGGTGCCGGAGCGCAAATACGCCGCCTGGCCTGAGGCTATCCGGCAGGGCTTCGAGCCCGCACGCACCGTCCGGCCGGGCACGCTGAAGGTCGAGATCCTCACGCAGGGGGCCGACCAATGAGCCTCCCCATCATCACCGCTGACCAACGGCTGGCCGAGCCGCGCGGCATCAAGGGCTGCATCTTCGGCAAGAGCGGAATTGGGAAAACCTCGCTGCTCTGGACCCTCGATCCGAAGCGCACGCTGTTCATGGATCTCGAAGCGGGCGATCTCGCCATCGAGGGCTGGGCGGGAGACAGCATCCGGCCGCGCACATGGACGGAATGCCGGGATTTCGCGGTGTTCATCGGCGGGCCCAACCCGGCGCTGCGCGACGAGCAGCCTTACAGCCCGGCGCATTATACCGCCGTCTGCGACCGCTTCGGCGATCCGGCGGAACTCGATCGCTACGACACCATCTTCGTCGACTCCATCACTGTGGCGGGGCGGCTTTGTTTCGGCTGGTGCAAGGGCCAGCCCGAGGCGCTGTCGGAGAAGACCGGCAAGCCGGATGTGCGTGGCGCTTACGGGCTGCATGGCCGCGAGATGATCGGCTGGCTCACCCATCTGCAGCACACGCGGGCCAAGAACGTGTGGTTCGTTGGGATCCTTGACGAGAAGCTCGACGACTTCAATCGCAAGGTTTTCCAGCCGCAGATCGATGGCTCTAAGACCGGGCTCGAGCTGCCGGGGATCGTCGATGAAGTGATCACCATGGCCGAACTGAAGGCCGACGGCGGTGATCCGTATCGCGCCTTTGTCTGCCAGACGATCAACCCCTGGAGCTTCCCGGCGAAGGACCGCTCCGGCCGTCTGGATCAGGTCGAAGAACCCCATCTCGGCCGCCTGATGGAGAAGATCCGAACACCCGCGACCCCGGCGTCTGACCGCCTGACCTACGCCCCGCCGCCCGCCGATCCGGCGGCCGATAACCAATCACAACCGCAAACCTGATCAGAAAAGGAGGTTCCCCATGGGTTCCTGGAACGATTTCAACGACGCGCAGAGCAACACCAACCTCATTCCCAAGGGCACGCTGGCGAAGGTGCGCCTGACCATCCGCCCCGGCGGTTTCGACGATGCCTCGCAGGGCTGGACCGGCGGCTATGCCACGCGCGGCTCGACTGGCGCGGTTTATCTCAACGGTGAGTTCACCGTGACGGAAGGCCAATATGCCCGGCGCAAGATCTTCACCCTGATCGGGCTCTACAGCCCCAAGGGTCCGGACTGGACCAACATGGGCCGCAGCCTGGTGCGCGGCATGCTGAACTCGGCGCGGGGGATTTCCGACAAGGACATGTCGGCCGAGGCGCAGGCCGCGCGGCGGATCAGTGGGTTTGCCGATCTGGACGGGATCGAGTTCATCGCTCGTATCGACATCGGCACCGACGCGAGCGGTGACGACAAGAACGAGATCCGCAGCGCCGTCACGCCTGACCATCGCGATTATGCTCAGGTCATGGGCGCGGCGCCCCTGCAGTTCAGCGGCAACGCCGGACCCGGCAACGCCCCTCAGCAGAGTGCCCCCGCAGCGCCTTCGTCCAATCAGCCAGCAGCCAATCCCGGTGCCCCCGGGCGGCCGAGCTGGGCGCAGTAAGGGGGATCGGACATGCGCCTGCGCCCCCGCCAGAAGACCTTCGTCGAGCGCAGTGTTGCTGCGCTCGCCTCCCGCGGCAACACGCTGGGCGTGGCTCCCACCGGGTGTCATGCGCCAGGGACCGCGATCTTGATGTTCAATGGCTCGCTGAAACCGGTTGAGTCCATTCAGGTGGGCGACGTCCTGATGGGCCCGGGAAGTGCGCCGCGGCGTGTTCTTGAGCTGCATCGCGGGTGCGACCAGATGCTCGAAATCAGGCCGCTCAAAGGCGACCCTTTCGTTGTTAATCTCGGCCATATCCTGACGCTGGTGCGAACGAACGACGGCATGCCGGCGCGCAGCCGCAACCGTGACGGTGAACTGGTTGATATCAGTGTGGCCGACTGGCTTGCCGCGTCCGACAATTTTCGCCACCTGCACAAGCTGTTGCGGATGCCGGTGGATTTCCCTGATCGCGACGCGCCGGAACTGGACCCGTATTTTCTGGGCGTGATTCTCGGTGACGGCAGCATTATTCGAAATGTGTCGGTGACCACGCCGGATATCGAAATCGTCGATGACCTCTACCGGTTCGCGGCGAGGCTCGGACTCAGGCTCCGGTGCGAGCAGCTGAGCGACAACGAGGCCAACACCTATTTCTTCGTCGATGACCGCGACCACAAGAATGCGCTGATCGACCAGCTTCGTCGTCTTGACCTTTTTGGCAAAACCTCGGGCCACAAGTTTCTTCCTGACGCTTATCGGCTTGGGTCTCGCGCAGCCCGCTTCGCCGTTCTGGCCGGATTGCTGGATACGGACGGTCACCTGATGAATGGGCGCTGTTTCGAATTTGTCAGCAAGTCGCGCCAACTGGCACAGGACGTTGTCTTCATCGCGCGCAGCCTCGGGTTTCTGGCGACCGCGGCGCAAAAAGAGGTTGGCGGGCGGATTTATCACCGCGTCCATATCTCTGGCGACCTCGACATGATCCCGACCCGGGTTCTGCGCAAGCAGGCGCCGCCGCGCAAGCAGAAGAAGAACGTGCTGCGCTGTGGTTTCACCGTCCATCCGGTCGGCGAAGGCGATTATTTCGGGTTCACCGTGGACGGCGACCATCGCTACCTGATGGGGGATTTCACGCTCACCCACAATTCGGGCAAGACGATCATGTTGTCCGCCGTGACAGGACAACTGATCGGCGACGGTGCCAAGGCCTGTGTTCTGGCGCATCGCGACGAGTTGACCGCGCAGAACCGTGCCAAGTTCCAGCGCGTGGTGCCGGATGTGGCCACTTCGGTGATCGACGCGACAGAGAAATCGTGGGACGGCCAAGTCGCCTTCGCCATGGTACCGACGCTGGCGCGGGCGTCAAACCTGGCCAACATGCCGCGCCTTGATCTGCTGGTGATCGACGAGGCGCATCATGCGGTGGCGGACAGCTACCGCCGGATCATCGACCGGGTGCGCGATGCAAATCCCGACGCGAGGGTGTTCGGGGTGACGGCAACGCCGACCCGGGGCGACCGCAAAGGGTTGCGCGAGGTCTTCGACAATGTCGCCGACCAGGTGCGTTTGGGCGAGCTGATCGCCTCGGGCCACCTCGTGCCGCCACGGACCTTCGTCATCGACGTGGGTGTGCAGGAGGAATTGAGTTCCGTCCGCAAGACCAGCGCCGATTTCGACATGACCGAGGTGGCGGACATCATGGACCGCGCGCCTGTCACCGACGAGGTAATCCGCCACTGGCGTGAGAAGGCAGGCGACCGTCAGACAGTCGTCTTCTGCTCCACCGTTGCCCACGCTGAGCACGTCACCGACGCATTCCGCGCCGCGGGGATCACGGCAGCGCTGATCCATGGCGATCTGGTCGCCGAGACCCGCAAGGCCATCCTCGCCGACTACGCGTCAGGCAATATCCGCGTGATCGTCAACGTCGCGGTGCTCACTGAAGGCTGGGATCATCCGCCGACGTCCTGCGTCGTGCTGCTGCGGCCCAGTTCCTACAAATCCACCATGATCCAGATGGTCGGGCGCGGGTTGCGCACGGTGGATCCGGAGGAACACCCCGGCATCGTCAAGACCGACTGCGTGGTGCTGGATTTCGGTACGTCGAGCCTGATCCACGGCACCCTGGAGCAGGATGTCGATCTGGATGGCAAGATCGGCACCGGCGAAGCCCCGATGAAAACTTGCCCGGCCTGCGCGGCTGAAGAGATCGGAAGAGCGT